ACCTGTTGCATCCATAAGTTCAGCACCTAAAGATACAAAGCCTTCAGGTATTTTTAAAATACCTGATGCAACACCTGCAAGTCCAGCTTCAAATTGTGATATCTCGTTATCTTCTTCAGCTTCAGGAGTAAGATCAATATAATCTTCTATTTCACCTTTTGCTAACTTCTTTTTTGTGGGGAAGTTTTTTGTTGGGTCATATGTCGCCATTTAACCCTCCTATTCTAATGGTATTTCTCTTAATTTTTTACCTGAATACGGATCATATTCAATTAATATGTTTTGTTCCGGATCTCTTTCATACAATCTTTTTGTGTCAGGTTTAAAATAAATAGCACCCGGAATCATTTCATCAAATATATATTCTCTTGTTTTTCCTTTTTTTCTATTAGGTAAAGTTCCTATAAAACCACCTTTTAAATTTTCGTTTTTTCTAATCGATGGTCCAATATATGCAGCAAATTCTGCGAATGCTTCAGGGTATTCTTGTTGAATTGTAGTAATATAACCAGCAGCTTTTGGATCAGTATATTCTTTTAAAGTTTCATAATAAACTCTTTCTGGTGAATAATCTTTTTGTAAAGTAGAAGCTCCTGTTCCATACTGATCTTTTAATTCATATTCTCTCTCTAACTTTTTTATATCAGCTTTTGATTTAGTATCTATTTTACTTAAATCAAAATCTTGGTCTTCTTTTCTTTGTTTAGCTTCTCTTGCAAGATCTTCTATTCTTCTCTCTTCTCCAATATCTATTTCTAAACCTGTTAGTGCAGCTTGTTTTGCTGCATCTCTTTGGCTTCCCATAGTTTGAAATGCTTGACCAACTGCAGGTTCAAAAGCTTTCGCTAAATTACCTAGTGTTGAACCGCCACCTGTTTCTGAAAAACCTCTTAGTCCACCTTGTATTAATAACTGTGCAATAGGATCAACAGCAGGTGCTGAATAATCTTGCATAATTTTATCAAATCTTTCTCTGTATGAACCCTGACTAAAATTTGATCTCATACCAGAAGTGATGCCACCATCGACTTCACCTCCTCTTCTAAACATAGGTCTTCTTAAAGTTTTCATTATGATTGTTTTCCTGGTGGGTTAAATAATCTATAGATACCAGCCAACGTTGCACCTGTGGTTAATCCAGTTTGTAATGCACTTGGTGAAGGAGAAACTTCTTGTACAGTTTTACCTGGGTATCCTGAAATTAAACTTGTAACTCCAGAACCATATTGTTGTGCAGCTGTTAAAGGTTGATTTAATTGTTGTTGAGCTAGCTGTTGACTTGCTTGTAACTCTGCTTGTTTCTGTGCTTGGTTTTGTGCACCTAAAGTTGATAAAGCTCCTACATCTTGACCTAAGAATGATTGCTGTGCACTACCTAATCCTAATTGAGCTGCGGCAAGTTGTTGTTGTTGGTTTGCTAAAGCTTGTTGTTGACCAAAAGCTCTACCCGATGCCTGTTGAGCTTGACCAAATGCTTGTCCTAATAATTGTGCTTGTAGTGCAGCTCTGTTTCTAGCTTGACCAGATAAAAATTCTGCTTCTTGAACACCTTCTCTTGCTCCACCAAATGCACCGGCTTGAATCGCTTGATTTCTAAGTGATGGTAAACCTGCTTGTGTTTGTCTGTCAAATTCTGAAAGAGTTGTATCAATTATCTCCTGTTGATAAGGAGACATAAAATCTTTATATGCATCAGGTCCTACAAATTGACCTGCTGCTTGAGCAGCTTCTGCAGCTCGTGCTTGAGCAGCTTGTGAACTTTGTAAGAATGGTTGATAACCACCAATACCTGTTTCCGCTAATTCCTGCGCTCTTTTTTGTAATGCGTCTTGTTCTGCTATAAACTGTGGACCAAATGTTTTAGTTAGATCTGCAGTTTTATATCCACCAATCGCTTTTTGTAAATCATCTAAATAAAGTTTTGCTTCCGCTTCTATAAACGGCGCTGGTAATACTCTACTCTCTTGGACTTCTGCCATTATACTCTTCCTCCGTTTTCTAATGTTTTCATCATAGCGTACATACGTTCTGCACCCTTATCGACGTCACCGTCTCCAAATTCTCTTACAGCGTCTGCTGTCATTACAAATTCGTTATTTGATAACATTGCTGGAATGTCATCTGCCTTTTCTTTTACACCAACTGGAGGAATAAATCCACCTGTTTCTCTAAGGTCTAATTCAGTTACTCCTGCAGGGTTTTTATTTAATCGAAGACCCTCGATGCCTGCTGCCTGAATCGCGTTATCTTCTGGACTACCCATAGCATAACCGATTCTACCTCCTTCTGCTACATTTGTTCTTACAAATTCAGCAACTTCTTCGTCTGACACACCTGGATTTAAATTTCTGTATCCTTTTTCTAACAACATAGCTAGTTTTCCTGAATCTTGTTGAAGTTCCGGCATATCTTCTTCTTTAGCTCCTGCTGCAGCTAATACAGATGGAATAACTGTTGAAGCTATTGTACCTATATTTGAACCTACAAAATTTTTAAGTGCGCCAAAAATACCTGGTTTTGAAACTGCAGCACCTTTTACTGCAGGTCCTGGTAAAAATTTTGTACCTCCACCAAATAAAAATTGTTTTGCTCCAGTTTTAAAAGCTTGTGGTAAAAAACCTTTCATACCCAATGCTCCTCCAGGTAATCCAAAAGCAGTTACACCTAAAAGTGCTGCTTTACCTAAATCAGATTTAACAAATTTTTTAATCCCTTTACCAATTGATTTAACAAGGCTACCTAAGCCATAATTTTGTCTACCCATCATTCCACCATCTGCTGCCATGCCTCTCATAGCTCCTACTATTGGTGATTGAAATGGTGTTTGATTTGTTAAACCGGAACCAGGTAATGCCATTGATGGTCCACCAACTAAACCAGTTCCATATCTTTGATCTCCTAATCTAAATCCATCTGTATCAAACAAAGGTTGACCAAAAAAGGATTCCCTACCTTGAGATACATTATTTGCAGTTGGTATTGTAGGACCTAACATACCACCAAGAGGAAGTTGCATAAGACCAACAGTTCTTCCATTAAAAGGAGTCGTTTGTGTTGGTTGTCCAATTGGTTGTTGCAAAGCGGGTTGTTGCATAGCACCACCTTCACCTAAAGTAGATTCAGCTGAATCTAATCTTTGATTAATACCTTGTAACATTTGTTCTGCAGAAGAAACACCACTACCTAATTGATTTAGTCTAGGCATGATGCTGCCATCCTGATACATTTGTCTCGGTTGTTGCATACGTGATATTGTCATATATATAAATTAAACTAGTTTAGAGCAGGTATAATTCCTGTAGTATCTCAGTTTATTTGATTTTTTCGCTATCGTCAACACGTTTTAAAGACTGTAATTCATCTAAGAAACGACCACAATAAGAGTGCTCTCCAACATGTGTTATATAGTCAGACACATAAGCAAATACTTTACCACCCATATCTGTCCATCTTTGACAAAAACCAAAGTCCTCGCCATAGTATCTCTTAGTATCTGGGTCATGTAAAGTATCAAATAAATTATAAAAATTAGGTTTCTTTACTTCTTTACCATTAATAATAGTTGGTTGAAATATCTCTAATTCAGGATATTTTTCTATCATTTTTGTAAGAACATGTCTTTTTATTAACATACATCCTGTAGGCACATGCGTTGTTTCTATTATATCATTCTCCATAACAATTCTGTTTTTATCTGGTACCTTTATTGGATACATATATCCAGACTTGATAACATCGCTTTTCTTTCTTATCATTTCATACTTTTCTGTAAGTGCTAGCCACATTTTATCTTCATCGATAGTCTTCATTGGATATGGACATGCGATAACATCTTTATCTTTTTCAATCATTTTCATGATAGTAGAAAACTGAAAATCTATATCTGAATCTATAAACAATAAATATTCATAATCGTGTTCATGACTCAAGAAATCAGCTACACATAGATTTCTACCTTGTGTAACTAAAGATGATTTTAGTAATGTAAAACTAACTAGTATATTATTTTTAATACACTCTTGTTGAAACTTTAACACTGCTTGTGTGTAATGCATAGATACATCAGAGTGACATGGTGTACATACCATAATTTTATACTTAGGTTTACCACCTACATTTATTTCGGTAACAACACTACCTGTTTTTATAGTTTGATAAGTGTCTTTATTTGGTTCTTGTTTATTAAACCATATTGGATCATTGTTTTGCATTGATTGCTCCTTGTAAAAATCGTGTCCAAGATAAACCCTGTTTATCCCAATTATAATATTTATTTGTATATTTAATTTGAAATTTTAAATGTTCGTTTACTGCTTCACTTTCTAAAGATTGTGCAGCTGCTTCGATAGCAGCAGCAAATTTAGTAGCCAATAATTTATAGTTATCTGTATATGGAATGTAGATAGGAAACTCTGCACCTGTTTCAAACAATGCACCCAGATCTGTTGTTATACAATACAAACCTGCTGACATACATTCTAATAAAGAGATACAAGATGTTTCTTCAAATGTACTTGGATATGCATACATTCTATAATTTTTTAAATGTTCTCTAATATATTCATTTGATTTGTAACCGATGTAATTTACATTAGGTAATAAATCTGCTTGTTCATAAAGTGTTTTATAATATTTATCATTCTGTTCGTAAAAATCTTTTCCATATACTTCTGTAGAAGAATATACGTCTAATGTAATTAGTGGGTTCTTTATTAACTGCATCGCACCTAATAAAACATTCAATCCTCTCCAAGGTGTGTTTTGATGTATTATCTTAATTTGTTTTCCCTTCTGATATGTAGTTGCTACAGGTTCTATTTTCTCTACACCGTTTTTTATAACAACACATTTTTCAGTAGGTAATTTAAAGTATGTTCTAAACTTTTCATATGACCAATGACTATTAAATACATACCAATCGTACTTACTGTGATTAGTTGAATCACTAAACCATGGTGCAAGATTTGGTTGATCGTAAGAATTTTTTTGCCAAAGTATATTTACTTTAGTTGGATGTAATGGAATCTTTTCAGGCACTGATGTACATATTTGTACCTGATTTAATATTTTAGAATCTACATGTTTTTGTAAAAACTCAAATTGTAATTCTGTTCCACCTCTAGGATTATTATTTGTGAATGACATAACTAACTGATGTTCTCCAATATGGTATTTTTTTTATTGGTTGTGATGCATGTAGTTGGTTAGAGTCAAATAATATAAAATCACCTGGATTATATTTAATAACTTTTCCTTCTATATTTAATTCTCCTCCCCAATCTTCGGCCCATTGCGGTGTTAAAAATCCTACAATACTATAACTAGTATCATTACTGTCTTGATGAAATTCTGTAAAATGATTATCATTTTGAGCATTCAAAGCTATTCTTTTTATTCTTCTTTGAATTTGAAAATTATGTTGTTTTCGTAATTCTGTATTTATTCTATCAAATAAACAATTAAAATATCCCAACCAATAAGAATCATTATATACTACTTCCTCATTATCCATAAATATAACTCCAGGAAAAGCACCACCTATTCCATTTATTGTGCTATTTCTATTTAATGACCACATATTATTTGAAACCAAACCTGTATGCAGGGCAAACAACTCTTCTTTATTTAAGACGTTACTTATTATCTTTATCATTTTTTTGATTCATTACTTTCTGAAATACTTCAAGACCTTTATTAGTAATTTGAACTGTAACATCTTGTACAATATCAGGTCCTTCTACTTTCTCTTTAAACACTTCTCCAGTTTTAGTATTTCTGTATGTTGTTGTACTAACACAATCTATTTTTGGTATATCATGTGTATGTGGAACATCACCACCTTCATGAGAGTGAGTAACGCCATTATCGTGAGTGTGTTCTAATTTATCTTTATTCATTCTGTTATTCTAATAACACTAATCTTTATTAATTTCAAGTATAGATACAATTACTATTAATCTATCAGCTACACTGGCTGTGCATTTTAACGCTTCACTTTCTTCAAGAATTAATGGCTCAGTCAATATTTGACTTGTTGATCTAGCAGTTGTTGAAAGTTGTGTAAATATAGGAAACTCTGCTGAAGAAGCATTAACAACTTTCATTGAAATATCAGCACCAGATCCTGAATCATTATGAAGTAAAATAGATTTTATTATAGCTCTAGAGTTTGAAGGTGAAGTATATAAAGTTACTTCACTTGTAGAATCTAAATCTGCCTTTGCGTTTTTATATATGTTAGCCATGCATTAACCAAGTAAATCTTTCTTGCTCCTGTTTTAAATCTTCTAAGAAAGATGTATTAAGTTCATTTTTGATTGTATCAATTGCACGAAGAATCTGTCTTTGGTTTTCAGCATCATATTCTTCCTTTGGTTCAGGTATGTATGAAGTTATTTTAGCCACCGTGAAAACTCTTTCCAAATGATGAACTGTCTCTACTGTAGCTGTGTCCTCTAGAAGAAGTAGAACGATTAGCTCCACCAGGTCTATCTCCTCTACCTCTATCTTGATCAGTTTGAACAGCTGATGATCTGTTTGCCATTTCAGTTTGTAGGTCTGCTGCTGAAGAATCATTTGTTCTAGTGTTTTTGTTTCTTATTCTATCTAAAAATTCCATATGAGTTTCTGATTGAGCAAAATCAGATTGACCTAATCTTCTTAATCCGTCTAAACCACCTCGAGCCATATTTTTTAGTATACCATAACCAGGTATTGCTATGCCTGCAAATAAATCTAAAATGCCTCCTAATTTATTTGGTTCTTTTCTATAACCAAATTCATCAACTTCATATTCTTCTGTTTCTTCATCAGCCTGAGTAGCAACACCTAGATTTGGAGGTAGACTACTAAAGGTTGTAGGAATGTTTTGAGCTAATTGTGGAGTAACTCCCATAGCTCCCATGTCTATTTTTGGTGTAAGAAATTGCTCATACGGTAATGTAGTATTCATTAAAAAACCTTCACCATATTCAGGTGCGTATGGTAGATCATCTTCCATAGGTGGAATTTGATTTAAAGTTTCTATACCTATAGCTGGAGTTCGTGGATATATAATTGAATTATAAAGTGGTACATCAAAAATGTTTGCCATTATCTTCTTCCGTCTGGTTGTGCATCAAGTCTTAGAGTTCCATATCTCCAAGTTTCACCTGTGCCATCGTTTTCTATCTTTAGTGCTACGAGTCTTCCTCTTGCACGGGTATCTACTTTATCAGTAGATGATGTAATTGTAAAGGGACCTAACGGTGAGCTAGATGCTGTATTGTTCGGATAGTTATTTAATAGTAATGTGATTTTTGTATTACCTGTTTGTATAGCAAAATCAGGTATAAATCTTTTAACAGACATAAAGAACTCTCCATCTCCTTTGTAGTTTACCATTCCTGTGGCCTGACCCAGGGCGCTTTTACTTGATGTAATATCATAATCTCCAGATTTAATAAAAGCAGCAATCGCTGTTGTACCTGAACTGTTTACCTGATCAGTTCCTACTTCATGAGCATAATAAGTTGATGCTCCAAATCTATTTGTTATACCTTGAATTTGAAAATTTGGAGTTGCAGTTTTATTATATTCTGTTGCATAGGGTGCATCAAATACACCTGTATCTATATAACTTGTTCTAGCTAGTGATCCTGTAGTCCAAACCTGTTCCCCATAATTATATGTAACCACTCTATCTATTTGCTCTGATCCTGATTTTGGATAAAACCAATTTACTTCATTATAAAGTGTATTATGCTCTGCATACACAAGTTCGCTTGCATTAAAGTTTATACCTAAATTATCACCATCAGTATTAAATACAAAGTCTTCAACTAAACAAGGTAATGATTTAACAGTACCATCGTATGCAAAAAATCCACCTTCACCTGACATCCAGAATACAATACCATTAGAGTAACTCAAAGCTTTTTGACCAATCAATCCACAATTTGTACCAACTTGTTTTACAGAAAAAGTAAATGGTGGACCAACAAATTGAATTACATACGCAGAGCTATCAGTTAAAACTAAAGTATAATCTTTACCAGATACAGCTCCTACAATTTTATTTCCTTTATCCAATCTAAAACTACCTGCAGTATTTGTAATATTTGATGCATACGTATTTAAATCTTCTTGATTAGAAAATCTTATAAACATCGGATCAACAGTTAATGAATTACCAATTGTTGTTTCTGTTCCAAAATGAAACAAGTGTCTATCTCTATCTGACACTTGTGTTAATCTAGATGACGTTGGATTGTTTGTTGTTTCAAAATTTGTAGTTGTTGTTGACGCTCTAATTGTTCTTGCGCTTGCTGCACCTGCATTCCAAGTAAATGTTTTTCCTCCTGCAATAGTTGCGACTAATACTTGTCCAAAATTATCAAGACTCCATTTTCCTGGTTCCAGAATTACGTCACTAGTTGTTCTCTCTGTGCCCCAAGTTGATGTGCTCCAAGTATCTGTGCCCCAACCATATCCTGCTGTTTGAAATGTAGGACCAACTTGAACGTAAGGATTAACAGTTGCAGAACCTGCAGCTGTCATTCCAGTTCCAGATTCATTTGATGCCATCGTAATTGTAAAACTATTTGTATCTGCTGTTACAACTTCATAAGGCGTGTCTTCAAAATCAGATGTTGTGTATCCTGTAGCACCGCCTCCAGGTAATGTTACAGAAGTAAATGTAAAAAATCTACCTGCAGTTAAACCATGAGATGTTTTATTAATTGTAACGGTTGCTGATCCAGTTGTAGATGTAAAAGTAAATCCAGTAATAGCAGTATCTAACGGAGATATATCGTAAAAGTCATTTCCATAATATAGAAATAAACCTTGTGATGTTCCTATCACTGCATATTTTTCTCCAGCGATACTTGTAAAACTGTGTTGAGCACGTGCTACTCCAGGTAAAGTTAGACTACCTGCTGTTAATTGATTCCAACCACCTATTTTTTCAGGTAGTCCATATCTAAATCTGACAAAATCACCATCAACCCATTGAGACTCGGCTCCGGATTCTGTTGTCATCTTATTAAAACCAGGCTTGAAATTTAATTTTTGTAGCATATAGTGCTTTATATCTTATAAATAAGGAAAATGAAAGTATCAATATAATATGGTAAAGTTTGATCCATTTGCTCATGAAAATCTATTCTATGAATATATATTAAAAATTACCAATGAAGAAGTAAATCAAATTTTAATGATGGTAAAAAATTTAGATGCATATGGGTCCAAAGAAATCTCAGAGTGTAAAACTACTTTTACCACATTTAACATCTTGAATTTTCCTATATTAAAAAATTTAAAAAAACAAATCACTAATATTTTAGATAAACATAAATTGTTTCTAGATAACAATTGGGCTCAGTTATATAATACAGATCATGGTCACTCTATTCACTTTCATGAATCTTCTATATATTCTGGAATTATTTATATAAAAGGAAACAATCCTAGCCCAACTGTTTTCTACAGTAAAAAGTTTAATCCATATGATCATAAATTTAAAGCTAATACATTATTATTGTTTCCTTCAATGATTCCTCATGAAGTTAAAACATTGAAAAAAGACGAGGAAAGATTAATAATATCTTTCAACGCTGGGAAAGTTTGTTAATAAAATTATGGATCATTTAGAAGCAGTTGTTAAATTAGATAATATAATTGATAAAGATTTTATAAAAAAAATGATACCATTTATAGATCATAGAGCAAAAGAATATTTAACTACCACTGGAGGCTTACATAAAAATGTAAGAAATGTAAAAGGCTTTCATGTAAATAATGAAACTCCTACAAACATTTTTTATTGGAATTATATAAAGAAAGAAATAGAAAGATTATATAGTTTTTATAAAATTAAATTTCCAGCGATGGAAAGTTCTGAAATTAATCAAATAGATTTATTAAAATATGGGGTTGGTGGAAAATATGATTCACATACCGATCAAGGCACATCTGCACCAAGACATTTAAGTATTATTATGAATTTAAATAATAAGTATGAAGGTGGAGATTTAGTTTTTGCAGATCAAAAACAAAAAGAAATAAAAAGATTAAAACTAAACACTGGATCAATAGTATTTTTTCCAAGTAATTTCATGTATCCACATGGTATTCAACCCATTACAAAAGGAACAAGGTATAGTATAGTTGCATGGCTACAATAAAAAATAAATTAATTAAAAATTTTTTTAGTAAAGAAGAATTAAATATTCTTCAGAAATATTGTATTAATAAACTACATTCCACTACAGATTATTTTATTGATCCTCAATCTTTTTCTCCGGCGTGGTACAATGATTCTTTAATGGATACTTTGTTAGAAACTAAATTATCTTTTGTAGAGAAAGAATCTAAATTAAGTTTGTTTCCAACATATACATATTGGAGATATTATGTATACGGAGGATCGCTACGTAAACATAGAGATAGACCTTCTTGTGAAGTATCTATTACTGCATGTATTAAAAAAAATGATAACTGGCCTATTGTAATTGAAGGTAAAAAATTTGAATTGGATGAAGGTGATGGTATTATATATAATGGAGTTTTTCAAAAACATGAAAGACCAGGCATATATAAAGGTGAAGGTATGGCACAAGTTTTTTTTCACTATGTAGATAAAGCTGGACATTTCACAAGACATCAATATGATAAGTATTTTAAAAATACAGGAAATAAAGCACACGAAGAGGATTTAAAATGGATGCGATTGAAAAAACCGTTAATATAACTAACTTCATAGGTGTCTATGATAATTATATTAGACCAGAAGAATGCGATAAAGCTATTAAATTATTTGAAGATCAAAATAAATTTAATAATACATTAAATAGAATAGCTTTTGAAAAATCATCTATAACACATAAACAAGATCAACAATATTTTGCAGCACCTAATAATATAGATGTTTGGTGGGAATCATTAAAACCAATGATGTTAAATTTTGATATAGCTTGGAATCATTATGTAAAAAATACAGGTGCAGACCAAGCTTATGAAGAGTCTTTTTATTTTACAGATTTAAAAATACAAAAAACTTTACCTACAGAAGGTTATCATGTTTGGCATATAGAACATGGAAAAGGACATGAAAATGAACCTAGAGCTTTTGTTTATTCAATATATTTAAATGATGTTGAAGAAGGTGGAGAAACAGAATTCTTACATTTTTCAAAAAGAGTACAACCTAAAAAAGGTAGAATAGTTATTTGGCCTGCAGCATTTCCTTATTTACACAGAGGTAACCCACCACTTTCTGGTGAAAAATATATTTTAACATCTTGGATGATGTTAAAATAATTAAGTTTTTATAAGATACATTACAGTTAGATAAGGCTGCACAACCGAAGTAGCATCCCCAGAAAAATTGGCACTCATATTGTGGGAGTGACCACCACCTGAACCTGTATTACCTGAAGTCGCCGGACTGGCTGTAGGTCCTTGATATGGGTGACTCATTGGTCTATTAGATTTATAAGCAGGATTAAAATTAGCGTATCCTTTGGGGTGACTATGAGAAGCAAGTTGTGGAGTTGATAAAGTTGCATTGGCTGTACTTCCCGCAACGTTTCCAGTTGTTGTTACAGTATTAGCACCACCTGTTGATGCTAAAGCTTTATTATTAGATTTTCCAATTGCTACATTGTCAGACAAATTAGGAACAGCAAAAGTAGAGGAACCATCACCTGCACCATAAGTTGTCCCTACAATTGCAAATAATGCTGAATAAGTACTTCTTGAAACTGTTTGGCCATTACATTCTAAATATCCAGACGGCACTGAAGAATCAGACCAAGGAATAATAGTTGCTGTAGGGATACCTTCAATGTCAGTAAGGTTTGCCCCATCGAAATCATATTTTGTTGCTTCGTAATTTGACATAATTTATCCTAAGTTTTAATAATATATATTATAGTTAAATAAGGTTGTAAAACTGAAACAGCATCACCACTAAAGTTTGCACTCATATTATGACTATGTGCACCTCCTGAACCAGCGTTACCTAAACTAGTATTTGTGTTACCGAATGCTGTATACTCTGGGTTATCTTGTCCAGGGTTGTTGTTTTTATTTGGAGGTCTAACATAAGTTGCAGCTCTTGGGTGACTATGAGAAGCAAGTTGTGGAGTTGATAAACTTGCATTAGCTGTTGAACCACCTACGTTTCCAGTGGCTGCTACAGTATTAGCACCACCTGTTGAACCTACTGCTTTGTTATTTGATTTTCCAACCGGTACGTTATCTTGTAAGTCAGGTACATTAAAAGTACTTGAACCATCCCCAGCGCCATAAGTTGTACCTACAATTGCAAACAATGCAGAGTAAGTTGATCTTGAAACTGCTGCACCATTACATTCTAAAAAACCTGATGGGACTGAAGAATCAGACCAAGGCACAATAGTTGCTGTAGGAATTCCTTCAATACCTGTAAGGTTTGCTGCGTCGAAATCATATTTTGTTGCTTCGTAGTTTGACATAATTTATCCTAAGTTTTTATTACGTATATAATTGTTAAATAAGGTTGAATAACTGAAGTTGCATCCCCAGAAAAATTGGCGCTCATATTGTGAGAATGTCCACCACCTGAACCTGTATTTGGTGTAGCTGATCCATTTTTAGCTGCTGCTTGATATTGGGGTATACTTATTTTTCTAAATCTACCTGGACCTGCAGCTACTCCTTGATTGTGATTATGAGAAGCAAGTTGTGGAGTTGATAAAGTTGCATTGGCTGTTGAACCACCTATATTTCCAGTTTTAGCTACAGTATTAGCACCACCTGTTGACGCTAAAGCTTTGTTGTTAGATTTACCTAATGCTATATTATCTTGAAGATCTGGAACAAGAAAAGTAGATGAACCATCACCTGCTCCGTAAGTTGTACCTATGATTGCAAATAAAGCAGCATACGTTGATCTTGAAACTGCTTGACCATTACATTCTAAATATCCTGATGGTACTGAAGAAGAAGACCATGGTATAATAGTTGCTGTAGGGATACCTTCAATACCAGTAAGGCTTGCACCTGAGTAATCATATTTAGTCGCTTCGTAATTTGCCATGTTTTCTCCTACGAAGAATATGATGTAGGTCTTGCGCCTAGTCTAGCAATTTTCTCCGATTCTGTTTCGTCTCTAAAAGTTTCTGATCCTTCTGGATCTTCAATTGATAAAGTATCTTCATCCCAATCTGACTGTAATTTAGATAAGTGAGCTGAGTCCCATCTATTACTAAATTGACTAATGTCACCTAAATCTGCATCTGCATAACTACAATGAGGAGTTTCATCTCTGTGCTCTACTTCGTCAGAAGTATTAGAAGTGCCGTATTGAATAGCCCAAATATTAGAAAATTTTGATTCATTCCAAAAAGCATCATCATCAATTCTGTATCCAACACCTTCATTAGCACCTTCTGCATAATTTTTAATGATTGCTTTATCTTCAAATACTATTGTCCAATTTCCTTTTGCTGCCATATTATTTCTCCGTGTAAGTCCATCCTGTTGTTGCATCACCTGAATAAACTAATTCAAGACCTGCACCTTGTGTATTAACAACAAGGTCAGATGCTGCGTTTACTATATTAGAGCTGTTTCTGCCAATAGTCAACGCGTTAGTATTAAAATCGTATCCTTGATCTACAAATGATACCGTGTCACCAGTGCTTGGTGATGCAGGTAGCGTAATTGTTACAGCTCCTCCATTTGTATTCACTAAGCATTTAGCACCTGCTTGAACTGTTTCAGATGCTGTAAATACTCTCCAATTTCTTTGTTCAGATAATTTTACAATGTTTGTACCATCAGAATATAATACATAGTTATTTCCTTCACATAAAAGAACACCTGTACCTGATGATGTTTTAAAAGTTAAAGTGTTTCCTGCATGGTCACATGCATCTTGTACATTATAAACTTTTTCAATTCCATCCGGAATTGTTACATTTAAATTTCCCGCTAGAGTTCCTGTTAATTTAATAACATCATTTTTACCATTTGATATTGCACCATTAGTAAATGTTAGTGCTCTACTAGCATTAGTTACGTTGAAAGTTGTAAAACCACCGATTGCTTGTTCTAAAATTAATAAGTTTGTATTTGTAATTTGTCCCCAAGTTCCCGAGTTTTCACCAGTAGCTTGAACCGTTAATTTTAAATTAGCTGATGTTGAATTTGCCATAATTTAAATTCCTTATTGTCGTTAATTTACTAAAAAATTGAGTTTGTGTCAAACTCATTATGCAGCTCTCGTTGGTACTTCTTGCCAACCTGGTGGATCTATAGGTGCTGAACCTGTATTTACATTGTTCCAGATCAAAGCATTAGCAGAATTTAATGACATAGTCAAGGCGATTCCAGTGCATTGAGCAGTAGCATCTCCAACAACACTTTCTTCACTTAAAACTACTGTTATTGGTATTCCTGAAGGACTTGCAATAGTATTTGCATTTCCAATTGCAGTTCCTAGATTAGCTGTCATAGCTATTCCAGTAATATCTGTTTCACCGGTACCTGTAACTACAGTTCCTGTGGCAACAGCCATACCAAATCCAATACCTGTAACTGTTGCATCTGGAGAAGGATCAACTGTTCCTTCATCAGCAGTCATACTAATACCAGTTAAAATTACACCACCGGTTCCTGCTGCTAATATTGTTCCAACATTTGAAGACATTGAAATGCCTGTTGGTGTTACAAATTCCCATTCACCTGAAACACCCCAATCAAATATACCCCAACCATATCTACCCCAACCTTCAGCGTTAAATGCATCAAGAGTTCCTACGTTAGCACTAAAACTAATTCCAGTTGCCATTGCATCAGGACCAGCATCAGCTGTTCCTAAATTTGTAGAAATAGATATACCTGTTACTGAACCTACACCAGTTGCATCTAAAACTGCTGTACCTAAATTTGATGTTGCAGAAACTCCGGTTGGAATTACATTTGCATCTATAACAATTGATTCATTACCTAAAGAAGCAGAAGCAGTTACTCCAGTAACTCTAACGTCTCCTGAAATACCCCAAGCGTTTTCACCCCAAGCTAATCTCGACCAACCGAACTCTACAGTTCCGTCCGCTGTACTGCTTCCTGTAGAAGCAGACATAGCTATCCCGCTTATAGAGACAGTAGAATCAGTCTGACTGCCCCAATCTCCTACGCTCCATGCGAGTGAACCCCAAGTTTTAGACATAGGAAGCTGCTCCTATGTATTACCCAGAAATTCTTAGAATCGCTGCTGCTGTTGTAAAAGCTGGAAACTGTATCGTAAAAGTTCCTGATGTAGCTGTTTTATCTGCCCCAAAATCTAAAGCCGCAACAGCTGCATTAGTTGCAGTTGATGAAGTGTTATAGATTAAAGCTCCTCTAGCAGTCAATGTTACACCTGTGAAAGATCTATCAGCAAAATCTACAATCGCAACACCTGATGCAATTGAAGTGTTATTGCCTGTAAGTTTTCCGCCACCAGAAGTATATTGACCCGTGTTACTAACTTGATTACCTGCAGTAAAAGAAGTTGTAGCTGAGTTTAGAGTAGCTGAGGAAGTATAAAGAGCTATTTTAAAAACGTCACCACCCGAACTCGCGAACGAATGATCACCGTCTAACAGTTGCTTTTTGAACGAGTTTGCAAGTGCTTGTGTAATCGCCATAGTTTTTTCTCCTTATTATTTTCCACCGACTCGAGGAACACCACTTTGATATTCATCTCGTCTTCGTCTTCCCATTTGTTCTACTGAGAAGCCTTCAACAACTTGTTTATACTTTCCTTCGTATAATTGCAACAAATCATTTGGGCCCTTCAGAAAAGAAAATGCTTCAACTAAGCACGCATATAATAAGCCATTGGGAAATTGTTGACTTAGATATGTAGTAGCATTTGTACTAGATAATCCGCTTGGTTTCAAGATATAATTTACCTGAATAGTATATGTAGCATTAGGTGTAGGAGATACAACTATAGTATTTTCGTCCCAGTTGCTATAGTATTTTGGAACTCCTGTAGATTCAGTAGGATTAAATTCAGACATAAAACTAGTATCTCTATATTGTAAAAAATCTCTATTATTGGCTGCTCCCGTACCATCAGAATCTACAATCTGAGCTGATCTAATAGTTAATAAATTTTCTGGTGTAGTTATAAATCTTGTTCCAGAAACTAATTGAGCAGTTACATATCTTCTATTATTATCTGAATCTACATCTCTTAGTATTCTAAATTCTGCATCAGATATAATTCCATTTACAATAGTTGAAGTCAAAACATTTGCATCAACTTCTGTGTAATCCCTAATTTTTTGTACTAGTTCATCATACGTCATGATATATTAATTTGACCTCCCATTCCAGAGTGATTTGTACAATAGTAGTATAACGTACTAGGTGCACTTGCATCAACAGTTATTTCAGTATAAGCACCTGCTTGTCCAGCTATGCCAGATGTAGTAACACCTGTTGTATATTCTGTTCCACCAGAATGTGTTCCACCACTTGTTGTTGAAAATCTTAGTGGATGATTATCATTTGAAGCATCAGACTGATCAAATCTATATGTTGATCCTATTGTTAAAGATAAAGTATCTTGTTGAACTCCATCTATATAATACTTGTTTCCAGATCCAGGATTAGCAACTGTCACTGCATAAACTGTAACTGAAGTAGTTGTAGTTGTAACACTATTTAAAGATAGACTTGATGATATAGCAGTAGGAATAACTAGAGTATTATTTACAACTCCGGTTATACTTACGTTACCTAAAGACATAAATGCTTGTCTTTTATTATTTACAGAAGATCCATCATCAGGAATCATACCACTTGACTGAAATGCAAAATCTCCTGGTAAATTTAAATCTACATTCATAAAACCACCATCACCTGATGCCTGAGTAAAGATTTGTGGTCTTGCGTTTCTTAAACCTTGACCATCTGCTGTGGTTGGTTTTGGTTCTAACTGTGGATGCTTTTCTTCAAATTCAGAAACATGTACTCTTGATCCATTCCATTCAATAACCATTTCTGAATATGGAAATGCTTGACCAGAACGATCAGAAATAAATTGTGCATATTTTCCTCTAGATAAATTAGACATTTGGATAATAAGTTTTTGGTGTTATGAAAGAACTTGAAGCAGAACCATCTTCTTCTAGTGCTCTTTTTAATTCATCTTCATACAATAATTTCATTTGTTGTGTAAGTTGTGGATTTATTTTTTGTGATAGATAGTAAGATAAACCTGCAACCATACAAGGCACAAATCTATATGGTACATCTGCTTCGTTAGTATAGTTTCCGGCATCCTGTATTCTGCTTACATAATAGTAATTTAAAAAATTACCTGCTTCGCTTGCACCAGGCGTCAGGTACAAAGTAATTGTAATTTTATCAATAAATCTTTGAACATAGTATTGGGTAGGTACACCTGTTTGAGTTTTATTTGAAAGACCTTGATATGCTGATCTATTTATTTTTGTAAGAGGAAAATCAACTGAAGAAGAGTTTCTATACACAGCTTCTAGTATATCATCTACGCCATAAACTGCAGTTGCATCAGAAGTTCCATCAGATGTTGATCTAAACATTGTATAAACTGATTGACCATTTACTAATGTGATTGAATTATTTTTTACTTGCCAATAATGCAAACCTCTGTTCGCCCATTCTTGAAACATTATATTTAAAGAACGTCTTGCAGATCTTAAATCGTTTCCTGAATAATCAAAACGACCTAATCTTTCATACGCTTCAGTAATAATATCATCAATACTAAACGTAGATTCAAATGTTGTTGTACCAGAAGTTGCCATTTAAACCTCTTATTTATCTATAAGTAATGTTGCACCTGCAATATTTGTGATAGTAGAAACTTTCATTCCTCCAGGAAATAATATTCCATCTTCTGGAATATTAAATGCAAAAACATCTCCTGTTGGACAGTCTCCTTGAAATAAAGTTGTACTATCAGTATTGTCTTGTAGAATTATTGAACCTGCACCGCCACCATCAGAAGCAAGAATAAGTCCTCTTAGTCTTGTTCTTCCAGCGAATACTGCGCCCGTTCCTGCAACTCTTACTGCTTTTACGTCACCTTTTGCCGCCATAGTTTTCTCCTATTAAAATTGTGTGGGCCCGAAGGCCCACATTAATTATTTATTACGATGCAGATATGTTTGCTAACGTGTCTAATCTTTTCCAGTTTGTACCATCTGAAAAAGCATAAACAGCTGAGCCTGCTGCACCATCTTGTACGTAAACTAATACACCTTCATTAGCAGATGCTTCAAGACTATTAGTTCCGTCTGTGATTGTGTTAGCGTCTGTAACTGTATAAGGAGTTTTTCCACCTTGTTGGGTGTCTCCTGCGTTAACGTTAGGTCCACCAATAAAACCATTTAATGATGTTACCGGTCCTGTAAATGTAGTGTTTGCCATAATTGTATCCTCCTAGTTTCCGAACATAGTCTCTAGGCCGTCGACTATACGCGTCTATGTTCTAATTTAATTGTATAGTAAAGTTTTTATATACTAGTTTTTAGTAGAGTGCAAGAGAGCCTGTGATGTGGAGTGGATTTTTTCCAACGATGTAGCTTTTTATTAAGTAGCTACAGAAACTTGTGGAGCAATGGCATCAACTTTATTTCTAAGGTGGGCTTCTTTGGCCTCAGCCTTTTTTATATGTTGAACGATCTTTTTAACTTGGTCGTCGATCCTTACCATATTCAAGGTATATCTACCTTGATTAAGATGCTCTTGCTTCCATTTTAGGTCCAGTGTCTCCTTTTGTTTGTAGAGATCCTGGATGTGCGGTTGCATCGTCATTTATAACCTCCTCATAGGTTATTCTGTACTTGTTGGAGTCAAATACATTTTCTCCAACATATTCCCATTTTATATCATTTAGTCCTAGTTTGTCAACTATTGCTTGCTCGAGGGAAACTGCATCATCGTTAGATGATACTATAAATTTTGCATAATGACCGTACGCGTTTATGGTAACTGTAAATTTTTTCATGAGTATTTCTTTTTACTTTCTAAATGAGGCGAGATTGTGTCTCGCCTCATTCAAATTAATTATTATGCACCTGGTGATGCGAAAATACCTCTAAAGTCAGATACACCAAATGAGTATCTTTCTCTAGCTTTGTATCTCACGTTACCAGTATCGAAGTCGCCTTCCATAGCCGTTTTAATTGGGCTTCTGTCAAACATCTTCATACCGTTAGGCACGTCAGTTAAGATGTAGAACGCATCTGGGTCTGTTAAGAAATTGTTCACTCTGTAACCTTGAGGAACCATTCCCATAGACACGATTGCGTTAACATCGTTGTCTGCTGTTCCGACTCTACCTTGAGATTTCATTAATCTCTCAGCTGTGAATTGAAGCTCAGAAGGAATAATCATTTTTGTACCTCTTGCAGCAATTTTTAGACCTCTTTCGTCTGTCATTGCAGCAATGTCAATTAATGATTGCTCTAATGAAGTTTCATTTAAGTCAGCAGCCACTGCTAATGTGTTTGATACAGTTCCACTTACAGTTGGGTGGTTAGTTGCAAATAATGCAGAACCATCACCTGAAGTGAATGTACCGAAACCATTAATCAATGGATTAACAGCTTTAACTTGTTTAGTGTTCGCCATAGATCTAGCTAATGCTTTAGTATATCTACTAGCAAGTCTGTCATACAAGTTATCCTCAATTGCTTCTTCAGTTATAGAGAAGGCAAGAGCCACAGTTTCGTGTGTATATCTTGCAGTGAAAGTCTCTTGAGCATTGTCAAAAGTTACTCCACTTCCTTCTGGTTTAACTTGAGCTTGAGCGAAACCTGATAACATAACTTCTTCTTCAAACGCTCTGTCTGAAGATTCAGTAGTGTATATTTCAGCATGCTGATTCTCATAACGTTTATATTCCAGGCCGAATAAAGCATTCAAACCTGGCTCTAGTTCTTTAACTAGTTGTCCTCTTGATATCGCCATAGTTATTTACTCCTTATTAGATACCTGCTTCTTGTTTCAAGAAGTGTTCGTTAATTGTAACAACAAAGTTTACGTTTGCAGAAGTAAGATCATTGTTGTCAGGGTCTTTAGAAACACCGATAACCTTTAATTGGCCATCAGTAGTTGCTAAATCTCCATCGTCTAGTTCTACTTTTGAAACGTAATCAGGTGAGCTTCCTGCTGCGTATGCAATATTAGCAACATTACCAATATCAGTTTGTGCAGAAGCGCCTGCGTTGTTTGATTGTACTTCAAACCTCTCATACGGGTCATCAGATATGAATCCAACAATGTCTGTTGCAGTGTTAGATGCATCTAAATGATTCGCAAAAGTAGGCTTGCTTGATGTTGCATCAGTAAAGAAAACACCGTTTAGTGATCCGATTAAAACATCGCCTGCTGCAGCTACTCCAATTGTTCCAGTTGCTAACATTTCAACTGGGTCTTGGAAATAGATAGCTGTTGCAGATGCTGCAATACTATATTCAGATAAACCACCGTTGTCTCTATTCTGACCAACTTTTCCGATCGGTTTTAAACCGAAAGCAGCGTCTTTATTTGCCATAGTTGTGTCCTCCTTATAGACATTTAGTTTAGCTTACTTCAGTTGGTATAAAATCTTATGATTTCTTTGTACCACCAAAAGTTACACGAGTTTGTCTATCAATATTGATAGGCATACTTGGGTGCTGCTCCTTCATAAGATCGTTATCGACTGCTTCAACATTGTCTGCACCTTGTTTAACATAGTATTCAGAACGTTGTTGTGCGATCTCTTCCGGTACCCTTGCAAGCAAAAGGCCACCAACTCCGATCACTCCCTTGTATTTGCCGTCTTCAACAATTGGAAAGTCTGAATCTGGATATTCATCAGATCTAACTAATTCGTATCCTGATCTTATTCTTCCAGCGATATTTTTTGTATCTTGGAAGCCTAAACTTTCAGCTCTTATCCATCTGTGCTGAAATCCTGTCGGCGCAGGGGGTGCATCTAAAGATGACGGTGGAGTCCAAACTTTTTTTCGAGATTCTTTTTCTCTAGTCTGACTCGCACGAGAAGTTCTTGTTTCATTTTCATTACTCATATGCTTATACCTCCTTCGTGATTTTTAATTGTTTCGCATACTCTTCAAGTGGCACACCTAATTTTTTAGCAATTGCGACTTGAGACGGTGTGAGTCTCACGGTTTTGCGACCAGTATTTGTACTTCGCTTCGCACTAGCTACTGTTTGTACGGGTTTGGTCGATCCTTCCCCTAAATTAGATCTATTTGTATCAAATTTGTGTGGGAATTCAAGTCTTATTCTTTTATCAATCTCTTGATAATATTCATCTGACTGTGGGTCAAAACCCTCTTGTTCCGTTAGGGTTTTATGTAGATCAAATGCCGTATAAGTCATAGCATTATCCTGACCAAACCATGTATTTCTGGCTGCCCATTCTTCCGCTTTTGGATCTGGAGCTTGTTGTTGTCTAGGTGTTTGATCTAATTTGACCTCTGGTTGTTGTTTCTTTTTATTATTAAACTCTTCCTGAGCCACTTTAGTTTCAGTAAGTTTAGCTTTTTTATAACCAAGTTCAGATATAGCAGTTAAAGCTTCTGCTTCAGCACCTAGATCATTTGCTTCTCTAGCTGCAGCAAGTTTAGCTTGTGCTGCTTGTAGACCTGAAGTGATACTATCTTCTGTAGATTGCAAGTATCCTGGTTCAAGCTTTGAGATTTTAGCTTCAGCTTCTTCTTTTAATTTAATTTGCGCTTTTGCAAATTGAGCAGCTTCCTCTTTTTGTCTCTCTGCTTCTCTCCACTTATGGGTTAGTTTAGCTATTCTTCTTTGTACAGATTCACTGTACTGTTCTAATTCTTTTTCTTTCTCTTCTTTTGGTTCTTCTTTCTTTTCTACTTCTTCAGTTTTAGCTTCAACTTCTGGTGTTTCTACTTCTGGAACTTCTGTCTCTTTAGAATCATTTTCTAATTCAATTTCAGCACCTGGACCAGATGTATCAATGTCAACTGTTTTGTTTTCTTCTACGTCAGGCATAGTTTCCTCCTATGATTAATATTGATGAAGTATATCTTCAGGGTTTTCGATGGTTGCTAAAACTTCATCGTCATTTAGCAATCTTACTTCCCCACCATCGATCTGAATTCTAGATCCAGCGTATCTTGCAAAAATTATCCAATCACCTTTTTTACACCAAGGACCTTCTGGAAATTTTTCTTTGTCATAACAATGTGGACCTTGTGCTAAGACAAGACCACAAGTAGAACCTACTTGTTGTCTTTCAAGTGTATCTTGTCCAAGATATAATCCACCTTTTGTTTTCTCTGGCATTTTAAATGGAAGAACTAACATTCTCCATCCAGTAGGTGCGGGTAATTTGTTTGATTCTTTTTTCTTTAAACGTTCATAGCCATCAACTTCTTTTTGATTGGCTTCTGCATTTTGTTTTTCGTATTTATCTAATAGTGCAGATTTAGTCTTTGGGTCCGAATTGGACGACGTTGTCTGGTCTTTCAGTATCATTTTTTTTCTCCTCTTTAGGGTTTAGCAGGGATGATATCTCCTGTGATATTCTTAAATAGGCATGTGCCTGTCCCATCATATACTTGTATTTTTCCATATTGTCAACACCACCTGCGATCATGGTATCTCCAATATTTTGATAAGACTCTTTTAAGTGTTTTTGTAGTTTAGATAGTATAACTGTTTCTTCAGGTAACATATGGTTTTTTTCCTTTATTTATTCCTTCTTTAATTATGTAGTCTTGAGTGCCGTTCGCACCTATCTCTACTTCCTTTCTAAGATTCTTAAAAAGAATTTTTTGTCTATTTTCTTTTTCTTTTTGTTTTGAAAAAGCTTCTAATTTTTTCGTGTCCCGCATAAAATATATTATCTATCTTTGTACAAAAATTGTCAACACCTACGAAGAATCTGTAAATCCACTTATCTAGCATTTCCATCTTCTTCTTGCTTGTCTTATTCTTGAATTAGGATCGTTTCTAGTTTTAGCTGATGATCTTTTAAGTTGACCCAATGATCTTGCACAATATGACTTTCTACGTTTAGCAGCTTTTGATCCTGGTTTTACTTTACCAGTTACTGCTGTTTTTAATTTAGAACCTGGATTAGCACGTCTATAAGCTCGAACTCCTTTAGCGGTCATACCAGCACCTGATTTAGTTGGTCTGTAATTTGCTCCTGGGCCTTTTGTTGTTTTTCTAATAGTCATTATTTTTTCACAAATGTTTTTACGTTAGTTGGTTTTCCTCCAGGATTACCTGCAGCTCTTTTTCGTCTGACAGCAGAGGCCTTTTGCCCTTTTGTCATCCGTGTGGCTTTTGCAAGTGGTACGCATTTTGGAT